CTCACTATTGACCCCATTCCTTAGCTCGGCAAGCAATCTCACGATTGTGAACTGATCGAGAGATCGGAGGGATGTCTTTCCATACGGAAAAGATGGCTGTTTTAGGACGCTTTCAGCCTTCTCTATTCCACCGGCGCGCTGAAGCACGTCGTTAGCATTTAAAGTTCGACTATACTTATCATGCTTATATAGAAACATAGCCAGTTGTCGTATGCGTGGGTGAAATTTAGCATTTTCCGATTGTTGCCACCAACGTAAGGTATCATCATATCCACTCCACTGATCATTCGCCATACGCTCATAACTGAGCATGCCATTAAGGACTCGCATGATCGGACGAACCCCTACGTTTACACCTGCTACAGTGTAATCTTTGTGATGCACATTCTGAAGGAAGTGCACCTCTCTGTCACTCACCGTCCCCTTATCATCACTGACCTTAAGACCAATCTCTGCCGCATAACCTACTACCTCGCTTAGATCCCAGGTGTCATCGAAGACAATGACACCATCATCACCTTGTACTGTGTGTGTCACAACATTCACACCCATACGATAGGCGATGTACTCAAAAGCGAATAATTGGACAAGACCACCAATCATATTGGTTAGTCCGCTACCTGAAGGGATTGCTCCATCACGACCAGAGATTATACCCTCTGGTGTAAGTAAACCCACTTCCAGGAAGTTACGCCTTAAGAAACTAATCAAGGGAACATACTCATCACGGAACGATTCCTCAATATAGTCAAACACTTCATCAATCAATAAAGCGGGTACACTGGCATCAAAACCGCTAAAATCAACTGATAATATCTGACCTCGTGTATTATTGAACATCCAACTAATAACTGCGTTAACCCTACCAGGTCCGTTCCATGCAGCAAACTCAATTGAGTCTTTCAACTTATTAAGCATTACAGTTTGCACAGATAACTCAGCCACAGTTAGATAATGAGGGAAACCCCAAACAGTTCGTTGCTTTGGTATCTCACTCAGGCCTTTTGGTTGACCTCGCCAATACAACATTGCAGGATCGGGAATGACTCCAACATCCCAACCCCCTCTTTCAAGGTTGCGAGCCATTTCAAACATCTCAGTATAGTAATCACTAGAGGCTGAGAAGAATGGCCCACCCAAATTCGTTCCTTTTGGCATGTTCTTGAACGCTGTGTACAGAGATGTAGGTGTGAGGTTACTCATTCGTAATCTCTCGCGTAAACGAGTTCTCGCATGAACCAGAGCCTTCTCATCCACACTAACAGGATGTAGTGCAAAGTAGGAGTGGACTTGCTCTTTCCGTTCTGAGTAAGGCACCATTATTGAGAAAGGACCTATCTTCTCTGCTTGTGCCTGTTCTAACTCATTCAGCCAGGGATATTCGGATCTCACCTGAGGTAGTAACTCCACTAAACGAGAAAGCCTACCCTGTGAAGGGTTGTCCCTGTCTTCCACTAATGGAGTAACAAAGTCCTTTGGACTACCACGAGATGTCCTACTAAGACTTGATCGGACCCTATGCTTTGCACCAGGTTCCAGGCCATCAGCATAAGGTTGCCACCGCGCAATCTTCATAATTGAGTACCTCCAAGCCCCACGACTTTAGAGAAATCGTAATTTGAAGATCTTGCATTATCACCTACCGATCGAGCCAAAATGTCAGAATAAGTTTCACCACCTTTACGGTAAAGCTGAGAAAGCTTACCAGGTGATTTAAGTACGTCCCTAATTTCAGAACGTGCTTGATTACGCGCCCCCGCATTCTCACGTGCCTCCTCTATGTCTGGCAAAACATCTTTCTCAAAATGTTTAGCAAACCCAGTGGGCAAACGATAACCTTCCGGTATCACACCGGTCCTACCCAACGCCTCGGTCAATTCGAAGAAAGCTGGCCCATTCTCTTTCAATACTTTGAATTCCTCATCGCTTAAGCCATCAACAATATCAGGCGATAGCGCTAAGTATATCACCGCACCTACTCCAGCTAAGCCAACATCTCTTATCCCCTCGGGGATTTGATCCGCCATAGCATACATCTCCCTTCTGGAGAACTATAGGTTCA